GGGGCTGCTCGTGTGTCAACATCTTCACTGTTAGTTTTGGAGAGGGGTATGCCCGATAGCTGTGCAATAATATGCTTACAACTAGAAAAGATTCGCATACGGGGTTCATTAGAGTGGGGGTCGTCAGCAAGCCGCCTATGTAATTCCATTTTTCCTTGGAGACGATTGCGGTCTGATGGAGTCCACCTAACCCCGGCCCTCATCATAGTTTCTGCGATAGAAGGGCCGAATCCTGTTCTGTTCCAGCATGAAGAGTCTAGGACCGTATAATGAGGTAATGGGTCTAACTCCTCACACTCTAATATTTTATCAGCCAATTGTTCTGCTGTCAAGTGTTTTACGTATAATTCACGATAAACCCAAATATTATTATCCCAATCAATAGCACCCCATAGAACACACGACGGAGAGGAGTAGCCGTAGTCGGCGGCACGTATGCGGGGCCAGTTCGTGGGAAGCTCAAAATGTTCGACCACATGGCGTGTCCTCGAAAACTCTGGGAAGGCCGCTCCCTCTGCCACATCCCAATCCCCTTCTAGGAGTCGTCTACGCTCGACATCCGGGAGTGACCGAAGCATGGCCTCATACTGACCATCTGCCATCAGGAAGGGGTTGTCAGTCAACCTCGCTGGAATGAACTTGCGGTAGAATAGGGGTTGACCTGCTTTTGGATGATTGTCAGGCCACACAAATGTACGACCTGTTTCTAAGTCTTTAGCCCCAAACGCTCTGTTAGGTTCGTGAGCATCAATGTACATCTTCTTTACCCACCAGCCACCGACACCGCCGGGGTTGGCTGTGCAGCGCATGGTTAGGCTTTGCTGTAGTTCGCTGTCCGTCGAACGAAGACGGGAGCGGAGATAGTCCCAGACATAACTGTTGGGGTACTGTGTTATTTCGTCTATCCCAATCCAGTTGAACGCCTGTCCCTGAAAACGGGTTACATCTTTATCTCTGTCGAGATAGGTGAACCACATGGTTGCACCGGATGGAAAGACCCACGTTGACTTGGACTCTCTGAAGTGTGCGCCGGGAAATGCCTTGGGGTATAGCTGCTTCGACTTGTCGATGAGTTCCGTTAGTTCGTCGAGCGTTCGCCGGAGAAGAAGGCCACGATGGTTGGGATTATGGCAATAGCGTAGGGGGTCAGCAAGTAGAGCAAATGACTTGCCACCGCCAGCGGCCCCGCCATAAAGTACATCCTGTTCGGAAGCCGAAAGAAAGTCCTCTTGAGGTCCTTCATTAGGTTTGAAAATGACAGGGGTATCATCTATTAGGTCCGTAACTGCTGGTGGTAATACGTCGAGGTCTGCAGCATCTACCACACGGGTCTTGTTGCCGTTGATGGCATTCTCTATGTTCTTGGCTGCGCTGGTCAGGTCACGAACCTTCTTGCGATTGCGTGTCGCTTTCTGTTCCTGCTTGACCTGCCTCTTCTTGGCATTCTTCAGCTTCATCTGTACAGAACGCCGCGCACGTTCCCGGTCACTAATCTTGTGCGTGGTTTTGGACTCGCCGGGTCTTTTCTTAGGTCTACCGACCTTGCCTAGGTCTTCTGGGTTCGGGGGGACTAGGACTCTTTTGCGTGGGGCCACAGCCTATGACTTATCCATACTATTAGCTGCAGGACGACCACGATGTATTTTACCGCCATGAGCCACAGCTTGTCCACGAGGTTTAGGCTTTGGTTTAGGAACAGGGACAGAACCGGGTCGTGTTACATCTCTTGTACTAATCTCATTCATACGAATCATTGCTTCTGCACGTTGTTCGTCTGTGATATCGTCTCTTTTTAGAAACGCATCCAATTCCATAAGATTCATTTTTTGTATGTCAGCCATCTATAACTACCTCTTTCTTAGGTGGTAGCAGAACAACCCCGTGGATTGCCTGTACGTTGTGGTTCATTGTTTCCTGTTTTGCGATACCAACGCGGTTCAGGATGGATTCTGCTGCCTTCATCCGCAAGTCGTCCCCACGTTCTATGTCAGGGGCCGTTACGAGGCTTGCTAACTTGTTCGCGGCTGACAGGGAATGCCCTGCTAACATGGTTTTGGTTCGTTCTATAATTTCATCGGCTAGGCGTTCCTTGAGCCAGCCTATGGATTTGGGTGAATAGCCCACAATTTCGGCAGCAACGGACATATTGCCGTTGTTTTCGAACAGGACATCCAAGAACTGCTCCTGTTTCTCTGTCAGGGCAGCTTTTTTACTCGTCTGAGGTAATAAATTCATAGGGATTTAGGTTTGTAAGCCTTTTGGGGCAGAACACTTCCACTTTATGTTTAGTTCGAACAGGTTTGCGCTGGTAGCGAACGCTGCCATCTCGTCTGCCCGTTGTTTACAAGCAGCTTCAGTAGTGTAGGGACCTTTTGTGTCGTCTAACTCAACACACTCATTGGGTGCTGCAGCTAAACAAACAAGTAATGCAGCTTCGAACATGGTGTTCTCCCGCGAACCGTTGTCATATTCTTGTATTATGATGGTTTTTGAGAGTGTTGTCAACATGTTTTCAGCATGGTTTATATAAAAATGACAAAATAGTAAAAAAAATCTTGACAAATCGTGATTTTGACGCTACCATAGGACCAAGTCCTGCCGGGGTAAACCCCCTGTGTACCTGCAGGTCCCCCTAACGGTTCGCAAAATGGTCCCCGCTGGTTTCCCGGTGGGGCTTTTTTTGTCTCCCCCCTAGTGGTTCGCAAAATACCCTGTATGGATAACCTAAAACTACAAAAAATATGTCGGGATTGCATAGCAATTGGCAGGGGGGTGGGGTGGCCCTCGCGCCCGTGCGCCCAAGCCAAATATTTTTTTCTTTACCTGTAACAGCCAGCAACATTGCCATAATTTAGGCCGCAACCCCGCGAACATACACCCAACCCCGCGAACATACGCGCACCCATACGCGCACGGGTGATGCAATTTGTCATGTTGGTTATTATTTTAGTTGGCTTTAGGTGTTAAAAATGCGCTGCAATCCCCCCTAATTCCCAACCCAAAAGCCCAAGGGATTACCGCCAGTTAATCCGAATTAATACATTCCGGACATAAAAAGACCCCCGCCGGATAGACGGGGGCAAGTCTAGGGAGGAAATGGTAAAGGGTTATTCGCTGCTATCTGGCTTGTAGGTAAGCTGCAGCCGCGCCACCGTTCGCGGGGAATCGGTCGCGAATGTGTAATGGTCGAAACCGCAAGACCGCAGCAATTCCTTCAAGCCTTTAATCTGATATTCGAGGGCTTCAACCTGCCCCAATATAACCGCCTGTTCGCTGGTAGTCATAACAACAAGCTTCTTTGCTTCGTCATCATTGAAGGTTTCATTGTTGATGTTCAGGGTTGATTTAATCATTGGTTCGGTTCCTTTCCGAAAAGTTAAAGGGGACAAGCTGCCCCGTCCCCTAGATTGTTACACTATGCTTTCAAGCTATGCAACAAGTTTATATGCAGACTTGGCACCCTTACGAAAAACGGTTTCAATCTTATAACCTTTTTCTCGAAGCGTCCTAATCCCCGAATACACGGAGCCAACAGTCATTCCAGTTTCACGAATTAACGTGTCTTTGTTCACGGCATAAGTGCGACTGGCAAGGCATCTATAAAGCTTGCCAAGCTTACTGCCGGAATGAAACCCGCGCCGCAGCCGGACAGATTTCGCCGCCAAGCGTGTATTTTCCCCATTCTTATCCGCGAACAGTTCCTTAGATAACGAGGTTAAAACCTTCTTGCGCTCGTCCTGCCGATAGTATTCCTCGAACTTATCGGCAAGGCTCATTAGTTCACTTACAAGGTTTGATGGAATATTACTCATTGGTTCGTTCTTTCTGGGCGATGCCCGTTGGTTTACACAATAAAGACCGCACATATTATTGTTATTATCAAAGCGACGGTCAGGCTTCGATAGATTATATATAAGGCTTCCATTCGGTTCCTTTCATATTACAAAGAAAAGTATGTAAATCAGTAAGTATTCCAGCATTAAGCCGCTGCCCGTTGTTCTGCCCAAGTCCAGCATGGCGACTCAAGAACAGTTCGCACCATGTCGTTGCGGGTTCGCTGCACGTTCGCAACATTCTGGGTTGTTCGTCCAGACTGGTATTCCCTGCCCGTCTTTGAGTCTGTCCATTCCTCGTTAGTATGGGTTGCCCAATGGGTCAAAGCATTATATGCCGCCCACATGGTTTGACCCAATTCGCGCTTTTCCTTATCGAACAAATAAAGCAAGTTATTCATCAGGCGTTCGTTGACGGGATTACCTTGCCCCGCCTCGACTGTTCGACTGGATTTGTAACAAATGGATTTAGCCAGCAATTCGGCAAAGGCTTCATCAGTAAACTTGGCACCCGCCCACAAGTTCATCTTGTCGCGCTGCCCCGTCCACATCTCCAGACTGCCACCCGCCTTGCTAATTAACGCATCCGGCGACAAGTTCTTTGTATGTTTTGCTTTTTGGTGATAGGCCTTTTCACCACCAAACACCAAAGTATTCCGGCACAAGTCACGATATGCTCCGCTGAATACTTGAAAAGACCATGACATGTCTACGGAATTAAAAACATCCATCCGGCAATTTACGCGGTCGCTGGAGTCCCCAATTGTGGTTTCAAGGTCGTTAAAGTGGATTGTTCGATGCGCTCGAAGCCCGTCATTATATACCCTGTCGATTACCTTTACATTCGACAAGGGCAAGTCAGTCTCTTGCAACAATTCGGCTTGCCGCCGGAATAGCTTATCATGCGGCACCAGATTGTAGGTTTTACCAATTGGCCTAGTGTTCAGGATTGCACCGGAAGCCGTATTTTGTAGGGCTGAATATTCGGGCATTGGTACTGGCTCACATACTTCTATTAAATCATGCCGCCCTGCTATTTCTTCATAACTATCAGCACTTCTAGTCGTGATTGCCTCGATTGGCACCCGCCGGACAGAGCCGCGACGGGTAAACAATTCGATGTTTGATGGGTCGTTGTGTTCAACAAGGTTTAGGTCGGTGTTTACTTCTACTAAATCGAACATATCAATGTTCCTTTCGTTGTGGTTAGCGGGACAACCCCGCCGGACTGTTATTGCACCCGCTGCCGGATGCGTCAAGGTAAATCATTTCTTCATCTAATTACATACTAACATATGATTCCCAATAATTGACGTTGTGGGACAAAAAAAATGGATGCCGCCCCGCGACTCGCGGCACCCGTTGCTAATACCGCACTCAGTCCCCCCGAACCACTAAGGACACTGCAAGTAACATACTAGCCCCAATAAAAAAGTTTAACGTGGGCATTTTGTCATGTTATCCCGTAACGGTCGCGCCAAACACGCCAAGTAATAGCCTGCAATTGGTAGGGCATTATTCCCGCATTGTTCGCAGCTTCCTTGTAAGCCTCCTGCAATGCTTTATATTCGCGCACCCCGATATTAGTTCGGTCGTCGGTTAATCCGATACGCTCATTATAAGCAATGTTTCTTGCATGCCCGTCAATAGTAACGTTGAACTCGCCCATGATGTCACAAAAGAATGATGTTATCTTTTGCCCCTTCAGCATAGCCTTTGCCCTATCATAGGCTGGACGTTCTGCCAATATATCCCAAGCTTTCTTTTTCATAGCGTGGTAAGTTGACACTTTCACGGAGTCGATACCGTCACCTTTTAGAAAGGCACCGATTAAAGCGTCGGCATTTTTAACGTTGCGTTCCCATTTGTTATTTGGCGACAGTGCAGAAATAACAGCAACAACAAGGTAAACACCTATCCCGTATTTATTGCCGATATCATACGCAGCATCGTAGGCCGCAGCATACCATGCCATCCCGCCCTTTATCTGTATTGGGTCAGCATCTAGATAACAATGAGTAATATTAGAGACTAGTTTTTTGTGAGCTAGTTTAGTTGGTCGTTTCATCGTATTGTTTCCCCCGTATGAATCCAGACTGGTGCGTCGGTTTCTATCCAAACTTTAGCACCACAAGATAATGGTTTATCTGGGGAATATACCACCCGCGACAGTCCGTCAATTTCTGCTGCATAGGTGTAATGATTGCTTTTACTGGTCTTTACAGTAATTACGGGTTCATGCGTCCCGTTCTTTGCATTAGAACGAATTACATGTTGGTTTATATGTATTCTCTTTTTCATCGGTTCGGTTCCTTGTATTGGTTTAGGTTAGGTTTCTTTTAATGGTAGTTTCCGGCGCGGTCAAGTACTTTTAATTTATCGCGCAATCTTTCTAAGTAACATTCTGGACAGGAATAGTACCTGTCCATCTCAACCACCATCGCGGGTTCGCCGCAAGTATCACATTTATACTTGGGGTTTAGCGTGGTTGGTTTGTCTCGTTTTAGCGTGGGCGATTTGTCAAAGTTTTGGCGTGAGCGATTTGTCATTGTTTGTCACTCCAGTAGTCGTCCCACGCTTCCCGCAGCATGTCGGCATATTCGGCGTTGCTATGTGTACCCAGCCAGTCGCGGTGAGGTTCCATTTCCTGCATAAACTGCCCCAAGTATTCGCAGCCACCAATTACCTTGTTTGCTACGTCCCAGAAGTCTTCCTCTAGCTGAATTGACCAGTCGCTCATTTTACTCATGTTCACCCCCATAGATATCTTTGTGCTTAAACTGTGAGTGATACCATGTCTTGAACTTGTGATAGGCTTTTAATTTGTATGCAACCAAGTCTAGGTTTTCCCAATCGTCAAGGTCGAGACGATGAAACTTGAAACAGCAGTTTATTTCGCTGTCCAGCATCACCATCAAGGCGTTGGCTTCAGTTGCCGTTAGCATTGGGGGTTCATACATCTTTAGTGTTTTTTCATCAGTCATCGGTTTTCTCCCACAAGTCATCCACAGTAATACCATCACAAATGTACGAGTAATCGTAATTATTTACATTGAATAGTTTTACAGTTCCATCCTCATTACGGATAAAGTCTTCTGTTTCGTCATCCACTACAGATACAGGCATGTCCCATACATGTATAGTGTAAGTTTTGTTTGGGTCAAACGTCATTTACTTGCTCCACTGTAATGTCGGGTAAATATTCGCCATCGTATTCTTTCCAAAATCCATCCCAGTTCATAGCTATTATTCTAGCTTGATTGGCGTTCTCAGCTTCGAGAACAGCCACTTGAGACACTAAATAGCTTCGGGTTACTTCAAATTTTGGCATCACTTGTCCTCTTCAAACAAAACACGGTAAATTTTATGACAGGCATCATCCATCTTTACAAGGTCACCATAATTGGGGTGACAAAACTCAGCGTAACTCCACTGCAATTCTCTCCACGCATCCCGCAAACCTTTTAGGGCTTCCTTTTGTTCGGGAGACAAATGCTTCCAAGTCTTAGCACGATTCTCGTTAGTGATTTCCCACTCAGTCTTTTGTTTCTTCGCCATTTGGTTTCTCCTCTCTGGCAGTTGATAAGTAACCGATATAGGAAACAAACTACCCTGTCAACAAAAAAAGAAACGGGACTAGAAATTAATCCAGCCCCGCTCTTCAACCAACCAACGAAAGTACAAGGGGTAACCACTCCCCCTGTTCAACCTTACTACTAAGCTACTTCGTAAGGTGTCCCCAGTTTTACCAGTGTTTGTTTGTTCCCGTCAACCCATAAACGACATTCATTTTCACTTTTTCCAATAAATATTGTAACGAGCCGCAAATAATCCACACAGTCTTTTTTCTTCACTGCGTCCCTGTTTGTCTCACCAATGCGAACAGACGATGCTGGTGTGTTGACAGTCCACCTATCGTCACAGTGCCTGCGAACTATCTCTAATTTAAGTTTTGGGGTTTTCAACGATTCCATGTTCATCCTCGTAAGATTCTAAGTAAACGTCTATTGCGTCCCGAATCAGGTCGGCTACTGCAACCTGTTCGAGGGAACTCTTTTGCATGTGATGTGCCATGTATGCAAGCTTATCATACTGCTGTTCCTTCATCAGTAGGTTGTATGTCTTGGTGGGTTCAAGTATCTTGTTTGGTCTTGGCATTGTTAAGTTCCTTCTTTGCCAGTTTATCTAACTTGTCTTTCCTCTTATTGGGGACAACTTGTTTCTGATACTTCTTGTCCCTTAATAGTTTAGCTATAGGGTTAATTTTATTAGGTATCTTCATAATAGGGTTTCCCTATAGGGTCAGTGTTCGTATTGCGTAACATGTCTGTCAAGCGTTTGTCAAACGAAAAATGTACTTGACACAACTTTTGTGGTTCTGTAGTTGTCGGGTCATAGGAGATAGCCCATGACAGTTTGGCTAAAAGACTACGTTACTGATTTGTCAATCGCACCGGAAGGTCGTCTACGGATGGACTGCCCTGCGTGTGGCAAGAAAAATACCTTCAGTGTTTCGGACACAGGGGGTGAACGTTTATGGTTCTGCTTCCATGCAGACTGTGGGGTTCGTGGGCGAACAGGATTTAGGATACGCAAAGACACTGGTATCCACCCCCTGTTACGCACTAAGTCATTGGAAACAAACAATAACTCAAGCACACCATTCGAACTACCTGACACGTTTGTTGCCCTGTCCCGCGAACCTCGTGCCGAATCCTATGTCAAACGGGCAAATGCCTACGATGCGTACCTTGCTGGTCGCGTCGATATTCGTTATGACTTTCGTATGAACCGTGTTGTCTACCTGATAAAGGATGGCAGACAGGTGGTTGATGCGGCGGGTCGTAGTTTAGATAACATCAAACCTAAATGGTGGAGATATGGAAAATCTGCATTACCTTTTGTCTGTGGTTCCCAGCGGGTGGGAGTTATTTTGGAAGATTGCGCTAGTGCTTGTTCTGTTTCAGATACTTTGTCGGGAGTAGCTCTGCTAGGAACTAACTTACAGGACAGTCACTTGCCCTATTTAAGAAAATATGATAGGCTTCTTGTAGCCTTAGACAAGGATGCAACCAAGAAAGCATTAGATTTGGTTCGCAGACTACAGGCCATCAGGCCAACAAGTTTAGTTGTTTTAAACAAAGATGTGAAAGATATGACAGATGATGAACGAAAACGAACCTTCGAAAGATATATCCCTTGAACTACAGGTTCTTGGGTTTATACTAAACAAAGACTTCTATGGTAAGGTAAAGAATATTGTCAGTCGTGATATGTTCGAGGGGCGTTATGCAACGCTGTTCGACACTATCACTTACGGACACAAGAGCTACGACATAGACATACACCCTAATCAGCTATCTGCTTTAGTCAATGACCGTAATCCC